AGGCCATTCTTCGGAGTGGCCTGCATAAAGATAATTAAGGAAAAATAATGGCGACAGCTCTATCATTAATCAAACGCGCTAGACGCTTAATCGGCGCTCTTGCAGTAGGCGAAACTTTGGAATCAGAGCTTGCAACAGACGGCCTAGAAGCCCTAAACGCTATGATGGCCTCATGGAGTATTGATGAATTAGCCGTGTACGCCACAAAGATTAGTAGTCACGCTCTTACGCAATCGCAATCGTTCACAATCGGCACAGGCGGCACGTTTAACACCGCACGCCCTGACCGTATTGAATCGGCATTTATTACTACAGGCGGTAATGATTACATCATTCAAATGGTGAATAATGAACAATGGAATGCGATTGTTACCAAAGCCACAAAAGGCACAATTCCAAGTTATTTAAAATATGACGCCGATGTACCTTTAGGCCGCATTAGCTTATATCCAACACCTACAGGCGGCACGCTTACAATCAACTCATATCAAGCCCTACAGACGTTTAATAACTTAACTGATGTATTGGTATTGCCTAACGGTTATGAGCTTGCCATAGCGTCTAATTTAGCCCTACAAATAGCCCCAGAGGCAGGCCGCCAAGTATCGCAAGAGGTGGCTAAGATGGCGCGTGAATCATTAGCGTCTATTAAGCGCATTAACGCACGCGCTCCCATTTTGGGAGTTGATAGCTCACTGATATTCGGTACGCGTGGCGGTTCACTTCAAGCAGGATTGAACGGTTAAATGCCAACATTCGCGCAATTATCCAATATACCGAGAAATAACCTATTAGGTACGTTTGCCGACTTATTGCAAGCTGGCAAAGACAATACGGGCGTAGTGGGTGACTTTCTACTGGGCCAAGCCCCCGAAACGCTTAATAACATGAGTTATGGCTTTAACCCAACTCGTGGCAAAGGCATGACGTATGGTATGAAACCAGAGGCGGCAGACTTAGCCAATGTGATTCCAACGGCTTCGCTTGCTGGCATATTGGGTAAAAGTTACGCTAAATTTGCAGGAAAACAGATAGCCAAACAAGTACAAAACGGTACAGGTATGCTAGGCCGCAATATGATGAATCCGAGAATGAATATATTTATGGGTGAAAGTTCTAAAACATTCGATACCGCGAGCCATGCAAAAGCCTTGCAAATGGCTAAAAATGGCATTGATGAACGTAAAATATGGACTGATACAGGTAATTTTATAGGGGCTGATGGCAAATGGCGGCAAGAAATAAGCGACCATAATGTCACAAGCAACCCAACAACTCCCAATAGTGTAGGGGAATATTCACTAAGTGACATTTTAAACAATAACAATGCTCTAGCCGCATATCCGCAATTAAGAAATATTGGCGTTAAAACCGACAAAAAAACATACTTTTCCCCAAAAGATAATGAAATTGCAAGTTCTGAGTACACCAATCAAAGTGTATTAAACAAACATTACCAGCATCAAGAAAATAGAATTTATAAGATTGCTGACAAATTAGAAAGCACAGGCTTAAATAGTGCCAATGCAGAAAAAAGGCTTCAATCAATGCTTGATGGCATAGACCCTAAAGCATCAAGTAAGGTAGATGGATATATTGATAAAACCTCTTTTAATCCTTCACCAATATTACATGAACAACAGCATGCTATTCAAGGCATAGAAAATTGGAATCAAGGCGGTTCACCTTTTAAAGAGAGATTACACGTTAATGATTTTATAAAAAGTGAAATAGATAAACTTGATAATAGTATTAATGATTTATCGGCACAATACTCAAATACATTTGATGACAGCATTTTGAATAAATTGCAATCAGAAAGAGCATGGAAATCAAAATACCAAGATACTATTGAAAACCCTCATTTAAACGAAGGTGTTATTTCAGACTTTGCAGATAAATCTTACCGCAACTTAGCTGGTGAAGCAGAAGCAAGAGCTACGCAAGCAAGAATGAATATGACACTCGAGCAACGCAGAAATGTATTTCCATTTGATAGCTACGATGTTCCAAGAGAAAAATTAATTGTTAGAGGCGTGCAGAATCAAGCCAACCGATACGACAAAATAGAACAATGGCTTAACAATAGGGATAAAAAATAATGGCTAGAGTTCCACTATTCGGATTAGGCATACAAAGCAAATCGCCTAATGTCACCTCACAGCGCCGTCTTAATATGTACTACGAGGCCAGCAAGCAAGAGGATAAAAGCAAAGTTACCGCTTATGGTACGGCTGGATTAAGCCTATTTACCTCATTCGGTGACACGCCTGTACGTGGTATGCACGAATTTAAAGAAGTGATTTACTTGGTGCATCGTGGTACGTTTTATGAGGTGAATAATGCTGGCGTTAAGACCATGCGCGGCACGATAGCAACGACAACGGGCCGTGTGAGCATTGTTGATAACGGCGTACATATTATGATTGTGGACGGCTCAAAAGGCTATATCTACAATACCAGCACGCTAGCCTTTACACTGATTAGCGCCGCTGGATTCCCTGCAAACCCTAACACAGCCAGCTTTTTATCTGGTGTGTTTATTGTTTCAATTAACAATAGTGGCAGATTCTACATAAGTGGAATTTATGACGGCTTAACATGGTCAGCGCTAGACTTTGCCAACGCGGAATCAAACCCAGACAACTTAGTTAATGCCTTCGTTAATAGCGGCCAGTTAGTCTTATTCGGTGAACGTTCCATTGAGTTTTGGGGCGTAACAGGTTCGCTGGACTTCCCATTTGGTAGCATACAAGGCGCATCAATTGAATATGGCCTAGCGTCACGTTTCAGCGTAGTTAAGTTTAGTGACGGCTTGATGTTCTTAGCGCGCACTAAAGCTGGCGAGATTAAGGTATTGTATATGCAAGGCTATCAAGTCAAGGACGTAACAGACTTTGAGCTATCCAATGTTATTAATGGCTACGGCAACACAGGAAACGCCACGGCGTTTTACTATGAGATTGATGGTCATAGCATGTACGAGCTGAATATCGGCGGTTATACGTGGTTATATGATGTTTCAACACAGTGTTGGAGTGAGTTGCAAAGTAACGGATTAACGCGCCATTTAGCTGAAATTAAGACTAACTTACTCAATCGAAACCTAGTCAGTGATTATTTAAGTGGAAATGTGTATTACTTAGAAAAAGACGTTTACACAGACAACGGGGCGCCGATTACCCGTGAGTTAGTATCAAAGCACATTTTCAACAATCAAGACCGTGTCTTTATATCAAGCCTTCAAGTGGATATGGAGGGCGGCACGGGCCTTATCAGTGGTCAAGGCAGTAATCCACAAGTCATGCTGCAGGTGAGTAAAGATAATGGGCATACATACGGCAACGAACGGTGGGCCGACTTAGGCAAAATCGGTGAGTATTTAACCCGCGTTATCTGGCGACAATTAGGTACTGGGCGATATTTTACCTTTAAAGTGAGAATTACAGACCCAGTGAAAGTAGTTGTTACTGGCGCATATTTGGAGTTTTAATGGCAATTATTAACAACCCCCCGCTTGAAAAAGTTGAACAATCACTTTTCACATGGTTTACCCAAGTGTACACAATTTGCTTTGCGATTCAAGAATCTGGCGTGACAGCGAAAAGACCTGTTAAGAATATTTGGTTAGGCCGTAGGTATTGGGATGTATCACTAAGCAAGCCTGTATATGTTAAATCGGTGAAGCCTATTGTTTGGGTTGATTCCGCTGGCACAGTAGTTTAATTTAAAGGAAAAAATATGGCATTAAGTCCAGGAACTATCAGCGCAGGCATTAGCATTGGCAAATCACTATTTGGCGGCAGTAGCAAAAAGAAAGCCGCTAAGAAGGCCGCTAAAGCACAAGAGGCCGCCGCTTTACGTCAAGAGGCCGCCGCTAAAGCCTTTGATGAACGCACACAGAAACAAACAGAGCCATACCGTAAATTTGGTGAAGGTGCAACCAATAAGTTAAGCGATTACTTAGGCATTGACAGTGATAACCCTGATTACATGCGTGCTGAAAATGATTTTAAGACGGCGCAAGGTGAATATGACCGTTTATTGAAAACGCCTCAATTGCCTGTTAAGGGTGATTTTGACAACCGATACGCGCAAAACTTCGGCATGCTTGGTGGTGTGGCAATGGGTGAAAAGCGTAAAAACGCCACAGCCAACACGAACAACGAGGCCTTAATCGCGTCAGCTAAAGGCCGCCTAGACGCTTCACGCGCTAAGCTAGACGGTACACAGCGCACGAACGCACGAAGCGACACATTTGGCAGTTTGCTTAATTCATTCACTGAAAACGACCTTAACAATGATGTTGTTTACAATAAAGGCTTAGAGTTTGGCTTAAACGAAGGCGTGAAAGGCTTAAACCGTCAAAACCTAGCCACTGGTGGCTTTGATAGCGGCGCTGCATTGAAAGAGCTTACACGCTATGCCAATGACTATGGCGAAACTAAAGCGGACGGCGCACAAAAGCGATTTATGGGGGATAAAACTTTCACATTTAATTCATTGTTAGGTGGCACGCAAACGGGCCAAAATGCGATAGGTCAATCAATCGGCTCAAGTGGCACTGCGTTAAATGGCAAGATTGGTGCTATCGGTGACTTTGGTAACGCACGTTCGGCAGGCGCTATCCGTCAAGGTAATAACAGCGCCAATATGATTGGTGGTATTGCAGATGAGTTGGGCGGCTTTAACTTTGGTGACTTGTTTAAGAAAAAAAATGATGGGTTTGGCACAGTGAGTGGCTTTAGGTTTGGCGGCGTTCCTGTTAATAAAACAGCAATCTAGGATAAATTATGGCACTTAATGCAAACATTATATTAGGGCAAGAGGACTTCCGAACCGAATCCCCACAAGAGCGTCAAGCCAAGCAATTACAATTGCAAAACGCACAGATGCAACAAAGCGAGTATGAGCGCAAAATGCGTCAATCGCAGCAAGATGACGATGACAAAGTGGCGTTAAAAGGCGCTTTTGAAAGCTCAATTGAAC